ATGCCGAAGGTGGCCAAGGCCCGCACCAAGCGGACGAAAATAGCCGACGTCTACCGGCGCGGCGAAAAGAGCAAACTCGACCGGCACTGGCGCGCTTTCTTTCTCGACCATCTGGCCGAGACGTCCAACGTGACCGCTGCCGCACATTTTGCCGGGGTGAACCCTTCCCGCGCTTACAAGGTGCGCCGCGAGGATGCTGCCTTCGCGCGCAAATGGTATGCCGCGCTGCTCGAAGGATATGAGCATCTCGAACTCGAAACACTGCGCCGTCTGCGCGAGGGCGTACCCCCCGACGGACCCAAGTTCGACATCGCCAATGCGCTGCGGCTGCTGACACTGCACCGCGAGACGGTGGCGCGCGAACGGACCCGGCTCGAGAATTCGGACGAGGCCAGCGTGCTCGCCTCGCTCAATGCCAAGCTCGAAGCCATGCGCCAGAACGAAATGGCGCTGCAGGAGGCGCTGGCGGAGGACGTGACCGATCCGGTCGCCCCCACCGATGCTGGGTGAAGGTTTCCTCGATTGGCTGCGCGAACAGGACGACCGCACCAAGACCGGGCTGATCGCGCAGCTGGAAGAGCGCGAACGCGCGCTGATCCGGCATGACTGGCCGCTCTGGCGGCGCGAGGCGCAATCCCCGCCGCGCGGCGCTTGGAATTGCTGGGTGATTTGCGCGGGACGCGGCTTCGGCAAGACCCGCACCGGGGCCGAATGGGTGCGCGAATGCGCCATCCTCGATCCCGATGCACGGATCGCGCTGGTTGCCGCCTCGCTTGGCGAAGCGCGCAGCGTAATGGTCGAAGGCGAAAGCGGGGTGCTGGCAATCTGTCCGCCGAACTACCGGCCGTTCTACGAGCCGTCGCTCAAGCGGCTGACCTGGCCCAATGGCGCGATGGCCTTTCTCTATTCGGCCGCCGAGCCCGAAAGCCTGCGCGGCCCGCAACACAGCCACGCCTGGTGCGACGAGATCGGCAAATGGCCAGGGGTTTCGGGCAGAGCCGAGGCGGCCTGGGACAATCTGGCGATGGGGCTGCGGCTGGGATTGCAGCCCAAGGTGGTGGCCACCACCACGCCGCGCGCCACTGCGCTGGTCCGGCGGCTGGTGGGCGAGGAAACCCGCGGGCTGGCGCATATCAGCCGCGGGACGACCTATGAAAACGCCGCCAACCTGCCACCGCGCTTCGTCAGTACGATCCGGGAGCGCTATGGCCATACCGCACTTGGGCGGCAGGAGCTCGACGGCATGCTGCTCGAGGAGATCGAGGGCGCGCTGTGGACGCGGTCGCTGCTCGAAAGCAGCCGGCACGAAGGCGCAAGCGATACGCTTTGCCGTGTGGTGGTCGGGGTCGATCCGCCCGCCAGCGACCGCGGCGACGAATGCGGCATCGTAGTCTGCGCGCTGGACGCAAGCGGCATCGCGCAGGTGCTGGCCGATCGCTCGGTCGCGAAAGCCAGCCCAGAACGCTGGGCGCGCGCAGTGGCCGAAGCCGCACGCGGCTGGAATGCCGACCGCGTGGTCGCCGAGGCCAACCAGGGCGGCCAGATGGTTGCCAGTGTGCTGCGCGCCGCCGATATCGCGCTGCCGCTCAAGCTGGTCCACGCCTCCAGAGGCAAGGCGGCGCGCGCCGAGCCCGTGGCCGCGCTCTACGAAGCTGGGCGGGTGCGGCATGCCGGCCTGTTCGCGCAACTGGAGGACCAACTCTGTGGGCTGATGGCGGGTGGCGGATACGAAGGTCCAGGCAGGTCGCCCGATCGCGCCGATGCGCTGGTGTGGGCGCTCAGCGAACTGATGCTGGGCCTGCCCGCAAACCCGCGCGTGCGGCAGGTTTAGCGACCAGATCGAGCGGGGCCCCCGGTCAGGCCTGGCCGACGAATTTCTAGCCGAGTTCACTTTCTGTCGCCCCGGTTCCGATTGGAGGCGGCTGCCAATTAGCGACCCATCAGCCGGAGAAATCCATGTCATTCTTCACCAGTCTCGTCTCTGCCTTCAAGGGCGGGGGCGGCGCTCGCGTGCCTGTTGCGCGCGGCTTCGTCAGCCCCTGGGCAACTGCCTTCGACGGTGGGCCGCTGGGGCGTGCGCCTTTCGACTATGCACGCGAGGTGGCCGAGGCCTATCTCGCCAACCCGGTGGCGCAGCGCAGCGTGCGGATCGTGGCCGAGGGGGTCGGCGGCGCGCCGCTCGCCTGCGCCAACGAACGGCTGGCCAAGCTTCTGGCCTGTTCCTGCGGGGCGCAGCCGCTGCTCGAGGTACTCGCCGCCCAGCTTGCGCTGCATGGCGATGCCTTCGTCCAGATCGTGAAAGACGGTACCGGCACGCCGGTCGAGCTGTTCCCGCTGCGGCCCGAGCGCGTGCAGGTGGTCGCGGGCGAGGATGGCTGGCCTGCGAGCTATCGCTATGTGCTCGCCGATCGCACGCTGGACATCGCGCTGGAAGACGAGGACGGCTGGCCCAACCTCGTCCACCTGAAGGGCTTCCACCCGACCGATGACCATTACGGCGCAGGCTGCCTTGCCGCTGCCGCCCCCGCGGTGGCGATTCACAATGCGGCGAGCGAATGGAACCGCGCGCTGCTGGCCAATGCGGCGCGGCCCAGCGGCGCGCTGGTCTATGACGGCGAGGATGGCGGCGCGCTGAGCGCCGAGCAGTTTGACCGGCTGAAGGCAGAATTGCAGAACGCCTTCCAGGGCCATGCCAATGCCGGGCGTCCGATGCTGCTCGAGGGCGGGCTCGACTGGAAGGCGATGAGCCTCAGCCCCGCGGACATGGATTTCGCCACGCTGAAAGCGGCTGCCGCGCGCGACATTGCGCTGGCCTTCGGCGTGCCGCCGATGCTGCTCGGTCTGCCGGGCGACAACACTTATGCCAATTACCGCGAGGCCAATCGCGCGTTGTGGCGGCTGACGCTGCTGCCTCTGGCAGGCAAGATCCTTGACGGGCTGCAGGCAGGGCTGAGCGACTGGTTCGCCGAGGGCGCCAGCGTCGATCTCGACCGCGTCCCCGCGCTCGCCGAGGACCGCGAGCGGTTGTGGGCGCAGGTCAGCGGTGCCGATTTCCTGAGCAGCGCGGAGAAGCGCGCACTGCTCGGGCTGGCAGGACAGGAGACAACGCGATGACTCGCGAGGAGATGCTTGCGCGGCTGATCGCACAGGCCGATGCACGGGGCGGCGATCTGATCACGCTGCGCGCCATCGTGGAAGAGGCGAGCGAACTGGGCGCGGCGCGCGTGCTCGAGCGGATCGGCCTGTCCGATCCCTCCGCACCCGACGATATCGACGAGTTGCGCGAGCTGCTCTCGGCCTGGCGCGATGCCAAGGCGAGCGCGTGGAAGGCGGCGGTCGAATGGCTGGTGCGCGGCGTGCTCGCGCTGTTGCTGGTGGGTATTGCAGTGCGGCTCGGCGTCGGGAACATGCTCTCGTGAGCCTGCTAATCGCGGGTTATGCCGCGCTGTTCGATCACGCCGACGCCGCGCGCGACACGATCCGCCGCGGCGCTTTTGCCCGCACGCTGGCCGAGCGACGGGAGCCCATACCGCTCTATTGGCAGCACAGCCCCGACCGGCGCATCGGCTGGGTCGACCGCATAGGCGAGGACACGCGCGGGCTCCGGATTGTCGCGCAGATCGACCAGCCACAGGGCCGCGCCGCCAAGCTGCTGCGAACGCGCGCAGTGAGCGGGCTCAGCTTCGGCTACCGCGCCCGCCGCTTTCAGCGGACAGCGTCAGGCCGCATGCTCGAAGAGATCGACCTGTTCGAGGTCAGCGTGGTCACCCAGCCGCTTCCGCCCGCCCGCGCCGGTCCCCCCTTTCCGGCGCGGGCACCCTGCCTGCCAATCGGGACCCATCTCCATGCCGACAGACCTGTCCGGCCAGCCGCTCGACGCGCTCAAGCAATGGCTGGCGATAAGCACCGCGCGCGAAGATGCGCTGCTGCTCCGCCTGCTCGAGAGCGCGTGGCGGATGTGCCTGCGTTTCACCGCGATCGATGCCGACGACTGGGCGACGCTGCCCGAACCCTTACGCCACGGCATTATCCGCTTCGCCGCGCATCACTATCGCGAACGCGACCGCCCCGATGGCGACCATCTGCCCGCAGCGGTGGCGGCGCTGTGGCGCCCCTATCGCGAGCTGCGGCTGTGAGTTTCGCACGTCTGGCGGACCAACTCGTGCTCCGCGCCGCCCGTCGCGCACAGGCCGCGGCCCAAATGCGCCTACGCCGCCGCAATGCCGAAATGCAACGCTGGCACGGCGCCGCGCTGCTGTGGCCGCACTTTGCCCGGGAGGATCGCTGATGGAAAGCGCGCTACGCCGCACGCTGATCGCCTGGCTCCGGGCCGACCCAATGCTGTTGGGCATGCTCAATGCAGTCGAGGAAGAGGCTCCACCCGCAGCCAGCCCGCCGCATTGCGCCATCGCCGCGAGCGCCAGCGCCGACTGGTCGCACAAGACCGGCCGGGGGCGCGAAGTGCGCATTGCGCTCGAGATCGTCGATCGCGGCGACGATCCGGCCAACATCCGGGCAATCGCCGACCGCATCGAACAACGCATTGCCACGCTTGCTCCGCAACAGGACGGATTCCGCGTGGTCGTGACGCAGTTCCTGCGCAGCCGCGCCGAGCGGCGCCGGAACACGGTTCGCGCAGTGCTGCTCGAATACCGCTTCCTCCTGCTCGCCGACTGACCTCCCGCGTATCGAAAGGATTCACGACATGACCGCACAGAAAGGCGCCGCCTTCCTTCTCAAAATCGGCGTTGGGGGATCGCCCGCGACTTACGACACGGTCGCCGGGCTGCGCACCACCCAGATGAGCGTCAACGGCGATACGGTGGTGGTGACGCACAAGGGCAGTGGCGGCTGGCGCGAACTCCTTTCGGGCGCGGGGACGCGCTCTGTGTCGGTCTCCGCTTCGGGAATATTTCTTGGCTCCGATGCCGAAAGCGCGGTCCGCACACACGCGCTCGCCGGAACGCTGGACGAGTACGAGCTCAGTTTCGAGGACGGCGCGAAGATGCGCGGGCGCTTCCTGGTCCAGCGGCTCGACTATGCCGGTGATTTCAACGGCGAGCGAACTTATGCGTTGCAGCTCGAAAGTTCGGGCGCGGTGGTGCCCGCATGAGCGATGTCGGCAGCGCGAAATCAGCCAACACCGCGCGCGGCGAAGCCCTGCTGACAATCGAGGGCCAAACCCGGCTCCTGCGTCCGAGTTTCGATGCGCTCGTGCGCGCAGAGGAGGAGCTCGGCCCGTTGTTCGCGCTGGTCGAACGCGCGGGCGAAGGCCAGCTCCGGCTCAGCGATCTGGCCACGCTCTTCTGGCACTGCCTCGACGAGCCCGGTAAACACTCACGCGCAAAGGTGGGTGCGGCCGTCATCGAACAGGGCTTAGCCGCTTCGGCCGTGCCGCTGCGTGCGCTGTTGGGCGAAATCCTCCGGGGCCGGAAGTGAGCGAGCGCTTCGCAGCGCGGGCGCTGCAATTGGCGGGCCTGGCCGCGCTGCGGCTCGGCTGGACGCCGCGCGTCTTCTGGGACGCCACGCCATCCGAACTGGCCGCGAGCATTGCTCCGCCGGCACCTACACAGCTTCCACCCACACCAGCTGAAATCGCCGCACTGATCGAAAGGGATCGCGATGGATGACGAGATCGACGAGATGATCGTTTCGGTGCGCGCAGACACGCGCGCCTTCGCCGCCGACATGCAGCAGATGCGTGGGACCTTGGACAGCACGCTGGTCGACGGGTTCGACCAGGCGGGGAAAGTCCTCGAGCGCAGCCTGCTGGCCGCCATTCGCAAGGGCAGCCTTCTGGACGGTCAATTTCCCGCGACCGATGATGGCAAGCGTCGTGAGCACCGCGGCGGATGCTCTGCGGGTCGACTGCAGCTTCTATCACAAGGGCGAACTCGCGGGACTGATCTGGGAGAGCGAGGACCGGCTGGACCATCCCCTGCTCGCCTATGAGACGCAGCGCAATTATGCGCATTGCATCCTCAAGTTTCGCTGGCGCAGCGGCGGGGTGATCGTGCTCGACCAGCCGCATGGCCCGACGCTGACGATCGAGGGCCGCGACGCCGCAGGCAATGCGCGCGCCTGGTATGTCCGGCTGTGGAATTATGCCAGCGGCACGCCGAACGACGCCCTGATCGAACTGCCTTTCTCTGCGCTCCAGTCGGGATATGGCTTGCCTGGCGACCCCGTGCACCCGAGCGATATCGATCGCATGTTCATCAGCCTGGTGCCCCAAGGCTATGTCGAGGGCAGCACCGAGCAATTGCCAGCACGCGTCGATGGCTGGGCCGAGATGAGCGGCATAAGCTGCGAAGGCGCCCATGCCTCGCTGGAAACAGGCGATGTCCTGCTACCGGCGCATGGCGAGCAGATCGCCACCGCCTATGACGACAGCTTCAACCAAACCCCCGCGCGGCTGCTGCGCAATATCGAGGGGCTCGGCTATCGCGGCCGCATCGTTCACTATGTGGGCATGAGCCATTACTTCCGGCTC